AAGAAATTACCTCAGTTTTCCAATTTGCTGAAGAGTTAGAAGAGGAAGCATACGACACTAAGGTAGTTATGTTCACAAACACTGAAACAAGTTCAAGTATGGAAATTTATGACACATTTTGGGTAGGTGATTGTGTTCTTAATGCGGAAGCCATTGTTTTATCATTTGAAGAGGCTTATAATAGAGTTATGGAATCAAATTTTGTAAAGCCACATTCAAGATATTGCGTTTTGAGAAAAGAACTTGGTCCACTCGTTTGCAATCCACAGTATGTTTTTGGAAATGTTAGAAGTCAATTATATGTGGATGCAGTAACAGGAGAAGTAAGAGACTATAATCCAGCATTTGAAGGATTTAAACTCCCAGCAGTTGAGTGGCCTTAATAAGAAAAGATGATGGTAATCCATCTGGCACTCTGGAAAGACAGAGAAATTTTTTGTTTTTTGAAAAATAACACCTATATTTGCAAAAAATTAGTTCATTGACATTGCGGGGTAGAGCAGAGGTAGCTCGTCAGCCTCAATACAGAGTGGTTCACTGTGACGAACCTGTGTGTTATCGTCTAACGGGAGGACAACAAGTCCCTGCCTATGGCAATACCAGTAAGTTCGGGTTCGAGTCCCGATAGCACACCTAAGCTGGAAGTCAGTGGTTCGAATCCACTCCCCGCAAGAGCATAAAGTTTCATACCTCCACGTGGTTATGCTTGGGTAACGCTAAAATGAAACAAATAAGACGTTAAACGTTTTAACTAGTGGCATATATTTATTGCATAACAAACAATGTTAATGGTAAAAAATATGTTGGTAAAACAACAAGTAGCATAAAGAGAAGATTTAAGGAACATTTATGTGATTGTGAAAATAGGAAGCGAGAAAATAGGCCATTATATTCGGCTATGAGGAAATACGGAAAAGAGAATTTCACAATTGAAATGTTAGAAGAATGCGAAAGAGAGTCTTTATCAAATAGAGAAATTTTTTGGATTGACAAACTAAATACATATAAGGAAGGGTACAACGCAACAAGAGGCGGTGAAGGTAGTATAAAGATAGATGAGAATGAGGTTGTTAGGTTATACGAGAAATATAAAAGAGGGAGTATAGTTGCAAAGGTACTTGGAAGAGACGCTGGACAAATAAATAAAATACTTAAATCCTGTGGTATTAAGTTAGAAAACCACCCTTATGATAGTGGTGTTATAAACAAAAAGAAGAAAATATATCAATATTCACTTGATGGTGAATTTTTGAAATGTTTTGAGAGTGTAACAGAGGCTGTAAATTATTTATTTGAAATTGGCTTAATTAAAAACAAGAAATCTGGTGTTAGAGCACACATATGTGACAATGCAAATGGTAAAAACAAAACAGCATATGGTTTTGTTTGGAAATATATAAAAATATAACCCGACTTGGCAAGGATAGGAAAACGAACAGCAAAGTTTGTCTTACAATTAGCATGAGCTTTTAAAAAGAATGTTTTCCGTTAATTTTTTTTTGTTAATTCAAAATTTTAGCATATCTTTGCAAAAAAGTTTGAGAAAGTTCTTTGAAGTAGAATAGAAATATCTCTCCTAAGTTCCAAGGGTTCAGACTTGCCCTTGATACTGTATCTTATGATAGCAGAGTGAATGTGATAAATAACCCTTTGATAGAGGAAGATGGGTGTCCTCGTTGCATTTTTTAATAGTTCTGTCTTGATTATTTTACGACTAGGATTCTCCAAGGTGAGGAACAGACTTGGGGACGCTGCACGGAGCGTGAATAGTCAATGGTGGTGATAAGTGACCGTGGCCACCGAAAACGAAGCAGGAAGCATTGTGCCAGAACAAACACTTGATAGGTGTTAATGGATACGGGTGTATGTTGAAAAACATATGCTTGCAGTTAGGGTTTGAGTGCGCGTAAAGTTAAAATAGCCAGGGTTGGCCAACCCTGAGTGACGTAAGAAGTGAACAAATCGTTAGTTTATGGCTCTGATATCTGTATTCACTTGAAGGTAACCAATCCTTCCCACATTAAAGCATAGGTGAGGCTACCCTATGTGTGGTGACTGAATAACGTATGCTCAATGATAGAATTTGTGGGTAGTCAGGAATCCCACTTTTGCATCCGCTTCAATTTTTTAATAACCGAAAAACAAGAAACATTATGACACACTAGGTTAAAGTAAGAGTTCCACCCTAACGGATTTTAGTTTTTATCGGAATATCATTTAGAATACCTTAGAGTAAACTGAAAAAATAAACTTATAAAAATCTAAAATCATGGAAACAAAATTAGCAAACGCATTATACAATTTCAGACAAGAAATCGCTAAATTAGAGGTGGAACAAAAAAACGCGAAGCCACAGAGAAAAACTGTGCATTTTAATGGTACTAGAACAATGGAACCTTGGGAGGCAACAGAGTTCGTAAAAGACACAAAAGTCGAATTAAGAGCAATGTACGCAGCCTATGGGCTTTTGAGAGGTAAGAAGTTCGAGCAAATCGAATCTAACTCCAAACCAATCAATCGTGAAGAAATTTACGAAAGAACTGGCCAGTGGTTATCAGAGAAATTTGAAGGTTTACATCCATTAACCATCTACAGAAATCTCATTAACAAGTACCTCAATAAGTATGGTTATGAAATGCCTTATGAGGAGAAAAAAGATGTATGGGGGAAACCCTATAAAGATGTCATCCCAGAAAGCTGTGAAGAGATTGTATGTTTTGATAAACAAACGGCTTAATCCAGTGTACGGATGTGTTCAAGGTGGACATGCAGTTGCGCAATATATGCTTGAAAATCCTCTTGAATGGAAAAACGAATTCCTCATCTACCTGTATGCGGACACTGAAAAATGGCGTACCATATTACACGAAAGAGGCATCAAGTATTCTGTGTTTCGTGAACCAGACTTGAACAACACAATCACCGCAATAGCCGTTAGAGACGATTCAGGTGAAATGTTCAAAAACCTTAAGTTAGTTAAGGGTTAATGTTTAACTCAACGACCAGAGTATAGTGGCCGAAACATAACTTTAACAAAGGAAACAGACAGCAAGTCAACTTTATCAATAATTTCGCTACCAACAATTCGGCGATATAGCTTAATAGGCAGAGCGTCACCAGCAATGGTGGAGATTTGGGTTCGAATCCCTCTTAGATAAGTTTCCTGATTAAAGTTATATGCTTCGTTGACCGAGAGGCTTAGGTGACCGTCCCTAAAATGGTTTACACGGGTTCGAATCCTGTACGAAGCGCAAAAAAAAAATGTAAAAAATATTGACTTTTTTGATTTTAAAAGTATTTATTAAATAGACAAGTAATTTTTATGTTATCGTTCCTACATAACCCCGTATCATCACTCAAAGGTTCCAAAAACTTTTGGGCAGTTGATGCTATTGCCATAAAAGGTAGAGATTTTGGATACCCAGAATCACGGAGGTTGGGATAAAAAACATAATAAGCACCCTAGGTTAATCTAAATATATATTCCACACCTCCGAAGCAACAAAAACTTTCGGGGGTTTTTTTATGAAAAAAGTTTGCTGGAATAAAAATTTTGATTACCTTTGTACTTGAAAACAATCGCGTAGTGGGGTAACGGTTAGCCGAGGTGGTTTGGGACCATCTGATGTCTGTTCGATTCAGACCTATGCGACAAAAAAACATTGAAAAAGTTTTGCTATTCTAAAAAAATAGCATTATCTTTGCGAAAGATTTTCAAAATGTTCTTTGACATGTTGGAAGCCGTAAAAAAATGTTAGATGATATGTGATATTGATTCTAACAGTCTCAATGGCTATGGTGACAGAGTGGCAATTGTAATTGGGTGTGGCGGTAACCAATCCGCCGAACCAGAGCAGACCTATAAAAAGCTGCACCGTTGGTCCGAGTCCAACCCATAGCATACTGGAGAGACATTATGACGGAACAAATACTGACAGTAGTGCTGAATAAGCATCCAATTAAGGTCGTGAGAGAGTTCAGAATAAGTTCCGAGTTTCGGTGGGTTGGCTGAGTGGTCTAAAGCGGCGGTCTTGAACAATTCGAGTGCTTTAGTAGGAATACTAAATGTAGAACTCCCCTAATTCGGTGAAGTTTGAACAGGTTGTGCTGAAGATAATACCGAGCTAGCAAGCATAAATGCTGGGCAAGTGTAGAGACTTGACAGGGAGCATCCAGAACGGATGAAGGTAAAGTCCAGACTACAATGAGAAACCAATGTAGCAAGGAAAACCGTTGACCGTTTTTCGGTCCAGGGGTTCGAATCCCTTACCCACCGCACATACTTGTAAGTGTCCTAAAAAGTCGTTAAAGGCTGGGGGAGTTAGACTTCTCCCCATTCGTTTACGGGGACTAGTGTAACGGCAGCACAGTGGCATTTTTGCAAATTAGTTTTCTGTTAAGGAAACTACCAGCAATTCAACTATCAAGCAATTTTTAGGGAGCCATGAGTTGGTAGGTTCGAATCCTCCGTCCCCGACAATGCAGCGCATATAGGCTTTTAGATATGAAGCCCTGGATTTTACTGGGAGTAAGTTGGACATTCCAACATATGTTGTCTGCAAGAGGTAATTAAGGAAACATACAGCAAGTTTTTATCAAGCAATGAACTTTTAATTCGTGTAGCTAAAATTAGTTTCCTGTATATGGGGCGTTAGTTCAGTTGGCTAGAACGCGACATTTGCACTGTCGAGGTCATCGGTTCGACTCCGATACGCTCCACTAAACGGCCTTGTGGGGGAATTGGTAGACCCGCAACACTCAAAATGTTGTGTCCGTGAGGGCGTGTGGGTTCGAGTCCCACCAAGGCTACATATTCATTAGGTCTTTAGTTTAACGGTAGAATTCTGGACTCCAAATTCAGCGATAACTGTTCGATTCGGTTAAGACCTGCATAGTCACACGCGGAAGTGGGGGAATGGTAGACCCGCAAGTCTTAGGAACTTGTGCTCGTGAGGGCGTGTGGGTTCGAGTCCCACCTTCCGCACAAATCAAGCTCTTATGGTGTAACGGATAGCACGAAACACTACGGATGTTTTGGTGAGGGTTCAAATCCTTCTAGGAGTACAAAATGTAATTACCTAAAGGGGGCTTTAGCAGACGTGGTTGTATGCGCTGGACTGAAAATCCAGAGAACGTGGTCCGACTCCACGAGGCCCCACAAGATTTTATAGACTCCATAGCTCAGTCCAGCAGAGCAATACACTTTTAATGTATGGGTCGTGGGAGCGAAGCCCACTGGGGTCACATTTTTGTTTTTTATTTTTATTTTCACTATCTTTGTTTATATAAAAATAGTGTAAATGGAAAAGAAATATTGTCTTAATTGTGGAAAAGAACTAGTAAACAAGTGGCAGACCAAATTTTGCTCTCAGTCTTGTTCGGCTAGTTATTCAAATAGAAACAGAAAACACACTGTTGAAACAAAAGCAAGGATTTCAGAAAGTTTAAAGAAAAACTATACAGAAGAAGAAAAAGAAAAAATCCTTACAACAAAAGAAAAATATGTCCCTAAAAACAATTTGAAATACAGATTGATTAAATTAGGATTGAAAGAAAACAGATGTGAATGTTGTGGTAACATGGGGTCGTGGATGGGTACTGAATTAATTCTTCAACTTCACCACAAAGACGGAAACCACAAAAATAATAGTATTGAAAATCTACAAATATTATGCCCCAATTGCCATAGTCAAACCGATACATATTGTGATAAAAATCGGAAAGTTAAGAAAACAAAAAAAGAATATTGTTCGATATGTGGAAAGGAAATTTGTAGAAATAATATGACTGGTTTGTGTGTGGAATGTTACAATAAAAAACAGAAAAGAAAAATTAATGTCACAGAAACAGAACTTAGAGAAGAATTCCAGAAATGTAAAAATTATAGCCTATTAGCCGAAAAATACAATGTTCATCCAAGAACAATAAAGAAATGGCTAATTAAATACCAAATAATATAATTCAATAAAAATACGATTATGGAATACACTTACAGTGGTTTTGAAAATCGTGTTTCTGCTGAACATCTTCGTGACGGAGAAACTTGCAAGATTACAGGTATTGGAAATTCTATGACACCAATTTTAGAATCTAAACAGCCAGTGATTTGTGAGCCAGTCACAGAAGAGACAGAGTTGAAGAAAAGGGATATTGTTCTTTGCAAAGTCAAAGGTCATTATTATCTCCATTTAATTCATTCAATTCGTACAACAAAAAAAGGTTCAACCTATTTGATTGGCAACAACCACGGCCATATGAATGGTTGGATTGGCAGAAACAGCATTTATGGTATTGTTAGAGAGATTCTTTAACTACCTTAATTTTTGAATTATAACCTACACATCAATTATATAAAATCAACGCGCAAAAAACCACACTTGCATCCCATGTGGAGTGGATGAACAAGGAACTGTGAAACTACGGTCCACACGTAGTCCCAGTGGTAATGTTTTTGTGGTAACATTACCAAAAATGCTTCCATAGTTCAACGGATAGAACGGAAGTTTCCTAAACTTTAAATCCAAGTTCGATTCTTGGTGGGAGTACAAAAACAAGGGAAACATACAGCAAGTTCCTAATGGATAATGCTTATTCTGAGAAAAACAAGCTAATTGGTTCGAATCCAACTGTCCGAAACGACATTAAACTAGTTTCCCGTAAATTATACAAAATCCGTAATGCGGAAGAAAATACTAGTTAACGTTCTTTCGATAGTCGGTTGCTTTTCGACACCTTGAAATAGGTTAAGTTGATTTCAAAGAACAATCAACAAGCCACAAGAACACGTAGGAGTGGCAAACCAATAGGCTATAGCTCAGTTGGGAGAGCGTTGCCCTGAAACAGAAGGGGTAAAGGTCGGTGGTTCAAGTCCACCTAGTCTACAAATAGGAAAACGTACAGCAAGTTTTAGTTTACAAAAATCCGACATCCAATCAGATACCAAAAACAGTGTTTTCCGAAATTTGGCCAGATAGTTCAACGGATAGAACCTGGGATTTCTAACCCCATAATCTGAGTTCGATTCTCAGTCTGGCTACAAGAGATTTAATCGAACTTTTTATTTTGAATAACTATTTATTATAAAAAGGTACGAATAATATGAAATGGAAAAGTGAAAAAGAGAATCTAATAAGATTAATTTCAGATGAAAAATCTTATGAAGAAATAGGAAGAATGTACGGGTGTACGGGTTCAAATATAAAAAAAGTATGTGTTAGGTTAGGTATTAATTTAGAACGAAAAAGAATAATTAACCCAAATGAAACATTCAATCGTGGAACAGCTAAAAAGGCAGAGTGTCTTAATTGTGGCGATATATTTAACGTCTATCAAGGTAGTAAAGGCAAATATTGTTCAAATAAGTGCCAAAAAGAATATGAACATCGTTTAAAATATTTAAAAATAATTAATGGTGATGAAACTATAATGAGAGCCAATTATAATTTAACATATTTTAAAGATGATATTTTGAAAGAGCAAGGGTGTGAATGTGCTATTGAAGGTTGTACTTGTAAAACAGAATGGAATGGAAAACCTTTAGTTTTTGTACTTGACCATATTGACGGCGATGCATCAAATAATTGTAGAGAAAATTTGAGGATGATATGTCCTAATTGTGATAGTCAATTAGAAACTTTTAAATCAAAAAATAAGAATAGTAAAAGAACATATAGATATAAGAAACTTTATTAAGTAAATTGGAAGCGTAGCTCAGTCGGTCAGAGCAACGGACTGTATACAGAGTGGTTCACTGAAAACGAACTTGATTTGGTGTAGTTTAAGGAAAACTCGTGGCATTGCAGGTCGAATTGTGGTATCGGATTCCACACACTGAACTAATCCGTGGGTCGTGGGTTCAAATCCCTCCGCTTCCGCAAAACAAATTCTAACGGGGTGTATCGGCTCACTCTTATAAAGTGTCGAAACCGTAATTGGTTGCATGTGGGTTCAAGTCCCACCTCCCCGACACTTTACTGCGTAGTAGCTCAGAGGTAGAGCGTCAGATTCATATCCTGATGGCCATTGGTTCAAATCCAATCTACGCAACAATATGGTGCATTGGTCCAAAGGCTAGGATGCGTGACTGTCTATCATGCGGTACGAGTTCGATTCTCGTATGCACCGCAAAAAAATAAAAAAAGTTTGCAGAGATAAAAAAAATGTTTAACTTTGCATTCAGAAAGATAAAGGAAACATACAGCAAGATTTTCTTAAAAATTTCACTGCAACTGAAAACTAAAAGAATGTTTCCTGTTTTATACGAGGGTTAGTTTAACTGGAGAAAACAACCACGAGTTTTGGCGGTATTGCTCCCACTGATGAATGCGCATAATCTTTGGTTTGAGCGCCGTTGGAACTGACATGTGGAAGACCGAAAGGCGGTATTGCGTTGGACAGTAGCTAAGTTCGATTGCATACTGTGGGGGTTCGAGTCCTTCACCCTTGACGATTTTAATTTTATGTTTATGAAAGGTAGCACAAACACCACACCGTTCAAAAGGTTTCAAATTAGGTGGGCCGAAAAACTTGGAGTTCCTGAATCACCGTATTTGGTGAGATGGACTTTTATTTTCTTTGGTTATTCCATTAGGATACATCATTGGATTAAAAGTGATGACAACAGATATTTTCATGACCACAGTGCTAATTTGTTAAGTATTGTTCTAAAGGGGCGTTACTGGAATGTAAAACCATATGACAACACTAAAAATCCTGATGAACCTGTTTATGTACTTGCATGGGATAATAAAAAAGGAAAACATTTGGAAAAGACCCAGAATCAGAACTTTTGTTATGTGGAGGGCATTTTCAATTCTTTTAGAAACTTTATCCACATGAAAGATAGTATTTGGTTTTCAAAGGCAGAAGACCAGCATTATTTGAAAATACCGAAAGGTGGTGCTTGGACTTTGATGTTCGAAGGAAAGCCAAGAATCAAATGGGGATTCTTTGTGAATGGCAAGAAATGGAGACCTTTAAGATACTTTCATAAATTTGGAATTAGACAAACGGAAGATTATCAATAATGGGGGTGTACTTTGGTTTTGACTTCATTATTCGTAATATGTAAGCATGCAGGGCGTTGGTAGTTAGCCCTTAAATCTCAATTTCCAAAAAACAGTTGACAACAACAACATCGCAATCGCTGCTTAATCTTAAGTTAGATTTCGCTTAATCCATCAACACCTAGGTTGTGTTGGGACGATTGTCCTCGTGAACTCTTATCCCTGGTTTGATTCACATCTGAGGATATCACCGAGAATCGGGGGCAGTTGGTTATTTTCATTCGTATGACCAGCCAAGATTCCAGAATGATATATTGGCTGCTTGGGTGAGTTTCCCACCAGCGGCCAATGAAGGTTGAAGGAAAATAAGCATGTAGAAAGCATATTGCCGTTCTGAAACACAGTGGTTCGACTCCACTCACCTCCACATATCACTCGTAGAGTGGTTAATTGGCTGTCCGCACTGCCGTAAATGCGGAAACATGAGGTTTTAAATCAGCGGTCTAGAACAATTCCTAATGCCGTCAGCGGAACGCCTTTGGGAGATAAGAATTGGACGGTGGTTCGAATCCATCAAACCTCACAACTTTTACAGTTTTAAAACTATTTATTATAGAAAACTGTAAATCTATGAAATACCACTACTTTTATAAAATAACAAATACCGTGAACAACAAATATTATTATGGTGTACATAATACAAACAATCTTGATGACGGTTACATGGGGTCTGGAAAGTTCCTTAAAAAAGCAATTGTTAAATATGGGATAGGTTGTTTCAAAAAAGAGATTTTAAAGTTCTTTGAATCTTCTGAAGAAGCCTTTTCATATGAAAATAAAATAGTGAATGAGGAATTGGTGAGGGATGAGAATTGTTATAATGTACAAATAGGCGGTAAGTATTTTTGTACTAACGGTATGGTTCCTGTAATAGATAGTACAGGAAACAAATTTTGGGTAGAACAAGAAATATACACACAAAATAAAGAAACATTCAAGACAGTTTGGAAAGGTAAACATCATAGTGAAGCATCAAAAGAAAAAACAAGGAAGACCATGACACCTGAAAAATCAAAAAATAAAAGAGTATGGGTGAATAAGGATGGTACGGTTAAATATCTTTTGAAAGAATATCTTGAAGAATATTTAAGAAAAGGATGAAAATTAGGAAGAACTGGTTATAAACCAAGAAAAAATAAACAAGGTGTTTTGTTATAACACATATTTTGGAGTGTGCCAGAGTGGTCAAATGGGGCAGACTGTAGACAGGAGAAAAAACTTCTGTGAAAAAATTTGGTGGTAAATAATGGCTGTAACGAAGTATCGTACACTTCTACCACCGCAAATCTGCTGCCTTCGGGCTTCGTTGGTTCGAATCCAACCACTCCAACAAAGAAATACCAGAAGGTAAATTCGATGATACGCCCAAAGTACAAGGGTGTTAGAGTTTGGGCTTGCACAACTATCGGTGTGATTAAGACTATCGCACGTCTGGTAACAACATAGAGAAGTTGCAAATTTTCTATGGCTCTAAATATACCATTCATATCATTGGTGAGATTAACTCTCCTTGAAGATGTCAATTCCATTATAGTTCGCAGTAGCAAAGTAATCTGAGGTGGGTTCGCTTGGGTAAGACTTTAATTAGCACCAAATAAGCAAGAACGAATACATAGTTTAAACAAAACGAGTGGAAGTGAATGGTAAATGGGGAAATAGCTCAGTTGGTAGAGCAACGGTTAAAAATGTTTTTCTGTTTAAGAAAAACAACAGCAAGTGATTAATCCCAAACGTGTGTCATTGGTTCGATTCCAATTTTCCCCACAAATGGACAAGTAGCTCAGACGGTAGAGCGGCGTACTAAAAACGGTTTTTAGTAGTATAGAAACGCACAGCAACACAAAAAAATGACTGATAATCCGCGTGTCGGTGGTTCGAATCCATCCTTGTCCACATTTTTTTTTTGTTAATTGATTTTTTTTCCATATATTTGTGTTAGTTATTTGAAATAAAGCATCACAGGAAAACATACAGCAACTAGTATTTTAATCTTTTGCGCTAAAAAAGAAGATGTGTGGTTCGAATCCCACCGCAATTGATGCATTGCGTAGTTCAATTGGAGAGAACAAAAAAGAGTTTTCCGTTATTTTGAAAGTTCTTTAACATAAGATATTACATCAACAAATTAAGGAAACACACAGCAATTTTTCAATCGTTTTTTCGCTGTAACCGAAAAGTTCTGGGTTCGAATCCCAGTGTGGAAGGTGATGTACCACATAGTTTAATGGCAAAACAAAGACATCGTTTCCTGTCATTGATGCTTTAGCTCAGTTGGGAGAGCGTTGCCCTGTATGGGTAAAGGTCGGTGGTTCAAATCCATCAAGTATCACAGTCCTGTTGGTTCATGTTTACCTACCCTCTTGGAATGATATGTAAATTGGATGCAGAGTCAGGGTCTTGGGGAGGGTTAAAAAGAGTTAAGCGGAGTACCACGAAAAGCACATCATTAATCCAAATATAGGATGTGTGGAGTAATGCGAAGAAACTTTCCTCTGGGGTTAGCAAACTAGAAATCCTTAGTTGTTCACTGAGACATCACGAAACATGAATGGGTACTTTTGGGAGCTTAACTCAGTGGTTCAGAGTGCTACCCTTACAAGGTAGAAGTCACAGGTTCAAGTCCTGTAGCTCCCACACACAAGTTTTTTGAAATATTTTTCATAACGGGTGGTAGTTCAGTTGGTCGAGAACGCTGGTTTTGGTGACGGTTACCAAGACTCCGAAAAATTGGAGGTTCAGACATAATAAAGGAAGTGTCATAAGTTCGAATCTTATATGTCTGACGAACCAGAGGTCGAAGGTTCGAATCCTTTCCACCCGACAACAAAAATTCTTTACTTTTTTCGTATGTTCGTTATATTTATATATAAAGAACACGAATATATGACTGGAAGAGCAGAAAACAAAAAATACCACTATTTTTACAAAATCACAAACAAAATTAACGGCCATTTTTATTACGGTGTGCATAACACAGATAATATTAATGACGGATATATGGGAAGTGGTAAGAGATTACAATACGCTTATAAAAAATATGGCTTTGAAAACTTTACAAAAACAATTTTGAGGTTTTTCAATACTTCGAAAGAGGCTTTTGAGTATGAGGGTAAAGTTGTTACAGAAGAATTGGTGAAGGATGCGGATTGTTATAATTGTTTGTTGGGCGGTGTTTTTATTGACACATCTGGCTTTGTATCAGTTAAAGATTTAAACGGAAATTGTTTTCTAGTTTCGTCTGACGATGAAAGATATAAAAACAGTGAACTTTTTGGCGTAGCAAAAGGAACTATTATTGTTGAAGATAATGAAGGTAATAGGTTCAGAGTTTTGTCAAATAATGAAGACTTTTTAAGTGGAGAATTAAAATCACCTCTTAAAAATAGATTAACTGTTAAGGATAACAAAGGAAACTTTTTTATGGTACATAAAGATGATAAGAGAATAATAAGTGGGGAGTTAAAACCAGTGTGGTATGGTAGAAAACATAAAAAAGAAAGCATCGAAAAAACAAAGAATACTTTTAGGGAGAAACAATACCAAAGAGGTGAGAAAAATTCTCAATATGGTACTTGTTGGATTAATAATGGGATAGAAAACAAAAAAATTAAAAAAGATGATGTAAATGCTTTTTTAAATAATGGATGGGTAATGGGTAGAATTATTAGTGCAGAGATAAAAAAGAAAATGAGAGATTCTATAAAGAATTTTGGTGGGTCTAATACAATATGGATTTCAAATGATAATCTACAAAAGTCTACATACATTAAAAAAGAGAAATTGAATGAGTACCTAAATAATGGCTGGATTGTTGGGAGAAAGTATCACAGTAAACAAAAATAATTTATAATATATAATTTTATATTTTGCCGATGTAGCTCAGTGGGTTAGAGCACTTAAAACTGAAAAATGTTTTCAGCGCATGGAAACCAACAGCAATTCTATTATTTTTCAATACGCCTTTTAAGCGAGGGGTCGTGGGTTCGAGTCCCACCATCGGCTCAAATTAAAAACAAGTTCTTATGTCTAAAACAAAGTTACATTCAGAAATGGGCAAATCCAAGAGGGGTGTATATGGTGACAATTTTAATGATTATCCTCTCAAAGTTAAGAAGTATTACGACAGACATTGTGGTAGTAAAGAAGATAAGGTGGAAAAATTGGAGAAACAAGAGAAAGAAGACAAGAAGAATTTTAAGCGAATCAAAAACGAATTAATCGACAAATAACATCGGGGGTTGGTGTAGTGGCAGCATGCGAAAAGCGACAAAGGCTTTTCGATATAAAAGCGTACAGCAATTTCATAGCAAATCTATCATACAGACGTGACAGAGGTTCGATTCCTCTACCCCCAACTAATTTAAAACACGGTGTAGCAGAATTGGTAAATGCGGTGGGGTAACTCCCGCGTCCCATCGTGGCCAGATGGTGGGGACAAAGTACACGTCCTGAATAGAGGTTCGACTCCTCTCTCCGTGACAAATAGTCTATCCAATATTGAGAGCAAGGTAAACTTGAAAGTATAGGACAATTCACCTTGTTCAGCGGTTGCCGATACGCGATATATAAGGACCACAAAAGTAGTACATTGCGATTGAAACATCATCAGACATAGATACTACATAAGAAACGTGCTTTATTGGATTTTGACTATCTATTCGGCTTGTAGCTCAGTTGGTCAGAGCACTACACTGATAATGTAGGGGTCCCTGGTTCAAATCCAGGCAAGCCGACAAAAAGCCTTACAGCAATCATTAATCATTTCATACGCGCCATCCAAATCCCTTGCGTAAGTAGTTTAATAGGTAGAACGTCAGCCTATCGCTGAAGGTAACGGTTCGAGTCCGAATGAGGGTAAAAAAGGCTTTTGTTTTGCGAGTATAGCACAACGGCTAGTGCTCCAGACTTCCAATCTGGATATGTCGGTTCGATTCCGATTACTCGCTCCAAGTACACCTTCTAAGGGCTTCGAAGTTAGAAGGAGGGTTAATTAAATGATATCTGAAACAACTGTGCACGATGTAAGGTGTTTATTTAATAAGGCCGTAAAAAGTTGGTGAAAATCCAGGTACTTGACCATGCAGCATTCGTATAGTGGCTATTATATGTGCTTGCCATGCACAGGACGGTGGTTCGATTCCACTATGCTGCTCAAAACTTACGGATGTAGTCTAATGTCACGTGGTAAAACAGCGGGAATCAGTCTCGCCATTGTTGGTATTAAATCCAACCATCCGTTGAAAATAATTAAAACTCCTAGGTGGGGAGCCACATATCATACCTAGCAGAAATGGGTGTTAGGGAAAGGCTCGAATAGTGGTAAGCAGGTTTGGTTCGCTTTAGACTGATGGAAACAGTGTCAGTAGGTCTGTGATTGAAGGTGACTACGGAAATCCTTCAAGTTTTAATATTTTTTTATGGGCTGTGATACCAGGTAACGTTTGTGCTGGGCTGACCTGCTGGTCGAGGTATTATGCATAAGAAGACCATACGAGGGATAAAACATCGGAAACCCTGGGGTTCGAATCCCCCACAGTCCACTACCATCCTGACCATTGAAAAATGGGGAGAAGCATAGTAGAAGTCGGGTATATACTATGACGGTTCACTGGGTAGCCGCGAAACCGTAGAAACCAGTGCGTGGGTCCATAACAGACGGACTGCATACGAATCACTAAAAGTCTGTTTATATGGGGATGGTGGTGTAATGGTTAGCACGGAGGATTGTGGTTCCTTTAATGACGGTTCGATTCCGTCCCTTCCCCCACTACGGCTTCCAATATATAAAAAGAAACACACCCTAGAAATAGAGTGTGTTTTTTTGTTTGTTTAGTATTTTTTATAGCAAATTAGTTGTAATTCTATCGTAGAATTTTTTGAAGTCTTCCGCTATTTGATTTATTTGGCATTGTTTGCTATAATTATATACCTTTACGGCTTGTTGTCCAAGTAGTTCAGCAACATCAAGACCAGTGTAAAATTGATTGTCCTCTCCATCTTCACTTAAGGTGTTTATACCTAACTTTTTAGCAATTTTATCAGCAATATCGTTAGCTACTTTTGCTACGGTATCAAAGACGATAGATGCTTTTTTAGCGTCAGCACCTCAAATGGCAATATAATTCAAACTTTGTTGTAGTTTGATATCGAAAAATCTAAGTACAAGGTATGCACACAATTCTGCTTGTTGTTCGACAACAGAACGTCCTTGTTGTGTTCCAATAAAGTATTTTGCTCAGTCGTTTTTACCGCCGTTATATGCTTTTAGATATTTTTGGTGTAGAATTTCGTGAGAAAACTCGTGTATCAATGTGTTGGCAGCACCAGCATTTTTGTTACTGTTTTTCAACACGTCAATTGAGCCAGACTTGGATACACCCATAGCACCACCAAGGTCATCAACATAGGTTAGATTAATACCGTATTCTTGTATGATTTGCGTCATTGCATCATAGATTTTAACGGTCATGTCAGTAGGTTCACTGGTTCTATCTGTCCATTCAATATCATCCAATCCTTCCATTGAACCAACAACATCTTCTGTTCCTTGTATCTGTACAGTATCTGCTATGTCGTAATATCTGTATTCAAGTTTAAAGGTTTTAATTGAACCGTTTGTTCTTGCTTGTTTTTTGATAACACGAAGTTTATCTTTTTCGCCAGGTGTTAATTCTGCTTCACTTCTTTTGTTGATACTAGCAAGAAACTCTTCTGTTGCTTTTTGCACTCTAAAATATGCTTGTCTTTTGTCACCTTGTTTTTCATATGTTACAGGAACCCAAACAGCCAAAGCTCTTGCACCTGGTTTTACTTCTTTGTGGTAAATGTCTCTCCACGTAGTACGTGCTTTTACCATCTTTGCTTTTGGGTTTTGTACCCAGATTAATAGAGCGTTCAACAACGATAATTGATGACCCTGTGCGTTTTTAAATTTAATAATAGGTTCCAATTTTGCGAGAAAGTCTTCACTTGACATGGAGTTAACGAGTTCTTGTTTGAATTGTTCCAATCTTGTTTTAAGTGTACCTTCGTCCATACAAGGTGTCGTGTCTGGTTCTGGTTGCCCGATAGGTGTATTTATAACTTTTTCGATTTCACCTAAAAGACCATTAAACTCATTTTTCATCTGTTCAGCAGTTCTTGGGTCTTGACCTTCTGGTGCTGTTTCTTGTGAGTTTAAATATTCAATTGCAGGATACACCATTTTTTGTAGTTGTACTTGCAGTTTTGCTTGGTCGCCAGACAAATACCATCCCCATACTTTTCTAATACTATCCCATCTAGCACCAAAGTTTTTCAACGCATCTTTAACGCGCATAGTATCGTCAGTGGATTTTTTAGGGTCAATATAAGCAAACGTCCCCATCGTCCCATCCTTTTTAGGGAACTGAGTAACGCTAAAATTGTATGTCTCTAACAGTTTCATTTTCATATATTTTTATATAAATAGTTGTTTTTCTCGTAAATTGTTGGTATTTTTGAACAAAATTAAACACAAATAACTATGATTATAGCAGAAAACGGAAACAAGAAACTCATCAGAATCCTCCCATCAGAAGATTGTGAATTTATGGCAGTTGGAGCCACAGAAGAAGAGATTAAAGAGAACTTTCCCGATTACAAGCCAGAAGATAAACTGGATTTCTTTATGTACCAATATTATATTATGGAGAATAACGTAATACACGTAAAAGGCCCAGACGGTGTTGATATCACTAAAGATTTATATGGCGAAGATGTATTTACAAAGTAATCAACTATTTATTGTTTAAACAAATACTATTATGAAGCAACAGTTAAACGAAATGAAATCTCTTATTGAGAGAATGAATAGCCCAAGAACTGGATGGGGGCAAGTACTGAATGAATCAAAACAGATTATGGCAAATGATTTGGTAAACTTCTTGTCAACAGTACAAATTCAAGAGGGACAGTTTGTCAGATTAGGATATATTCAACTTTATACTATTCCTGGTCAATATCCAAATGAAGACCTCTATAACAAAATGAGTGCAATGGCTGGTGATTTTGGTGTAGAGAATGACATGGACTATGCCATGGTATCAGAAGATGTGACAGATAGAGCACGACAAAGATATGTTGATTTTATGGACAAATCAAAAAACACCGAATGGGATAATCCAACTGGCCGTTTATATAAAGGACAACGTGCTTTTAACAAAGCAATCTACAAATATGTAATCAAACTTACCAAATATAGGCTTCATTGGCAAGGACAAACTGGCTACGCAAAAGCACAGGAAAGAAACACGCAAGCATATAACGATATGACTGCGAAGATTGACCCCAAATATTACGATGAATTGGGTATTCAATATAAAGATTTAGATGCTGACGGTAATGAAGTGTGGCACAATACTCCTAAAAGAAATGGTCCTACCTATAAGTATATTGGTGAACCAGCAAATTTTGGTATTGCAACGGATACCGAGTGGAGTGGTGACGATGAAACTGGTGAATATGTACCAAGAAACATTAAATACAGAACAAATGCAGAAGACCCTTCCACACAAGTTGAATTACCAGGATATTCCATCAGAAACATGCTTTCAAGGGTCGATGACCAAGAAGCTATCTTCTATGGTGTAACAGAAGATGGTGATATTGATAGAATTCCAGATTCTTTAGGTAGAATGCTTTACAAAGTCTCTGACTCATATGCTGCAAAATTACAAGATGTTGAATTGCAGAATGACCCTGATAAATTGGCACAGTTCAAGATGTTCTATGATTTTAAGAAAGAAGAGAATATGAAACAGAAAATTTTCAAACTTTCCAATGTAGCATATCTTTGTGCAACTGGTCTTGATATCAGAACAAAACAAAAAGATTCTTTCTTCTGGGTTAATAACGAGCCTTTGTTCTTACTTGAAAGAACAATCAATAAGGAGAAAGTACAATATACTGCAACAATCAACATTGACGAACTTGGTGTTATACTAAGACAAGAAGCATCAAAAGAAGCAGACGGTTTGGCAGCATTTGAAGAATAATTCAAAAAAAACTTGATTATTTAGAAAAAAGTGTATATCTTTGCAAAGTATTAGTTCTTTTTTCATAAGTTTACTGTAGGAAAACAAACAGCAAGTATTTATTAATATCTGCACCAAAAATAGCGGACAAAAAATAAAGTTTTCCGTAGTATTGCCTCCTTCGTATAACGGTTATTACGCATGATTTGTAATCTTGAAATGTTGGTTCAACTCCGACAGGAGGCTCTAATTTAAAAACTTTAATTTCGAATACACATTTTGGCTTTTTGAGACTATTTATTTATAAACATTATACTAGTATGGAAATATTGAAAGACTGCAAGTCGTTAAATGACGTATCTAGAAAACTTTATGGAAAAGCAAATTACACTAACAGAGAAAAAGTAAAACTTTATTTAAAAGAAAACGGTGTTGATTGAAAAGATTGACTGGAAACAATTAAACTAAATAATACTAAGTATTGCATTGTTTGTGGTAAAAAACTTGAAAAGGACCAGAAATTATTTTGCTCACATTCCTGTTCTGCATCTTATAATAACAAGAAGAGGGTGAGGAAACAAAAACATGAAAGAGTGTGTTTGAATTGTGGAGGAGAGATAACGGATTTGAGAAAAAGCACAAAATTTTGTGGTTCACATTGTCAAAGAGAGTATGAATATAAACAGTATATTCTAAGATGAAAAAGTGGAGAGTGTAGTGGAAATAGAGGGGTAGGACAACTATCACAATTTGTTAGAAGGTACATGTTAGAAAAAACAAATTGTTCTTGTGAAATTTGTGGATGTAACTGAGTAAATCCTAAGAGTGGAAGACCAATAGTTGAAATACACCACATTGATGGTGATGCAAACAATAGTAAAGAAGAAAATCTTCAAGTTTTATGCCCGAATCACCATGCTATGACAGTAAATTATTCAGCATTGAATACTGGAAAATCGACAAGAACGAAAAGGAAAACAAACTCAAAAGGAAACGCCAGTCCCAATAAACTGGAGAAGTAATCGCGGACTATGCTTCACACTGGTGTGCAAAAAAATCAATCATCCCGAACTGGTGTGTGACCCTAGACGCATAGGGCGAGATAGTGGAATGTAAGAGTTTTCATCGTCAACGTGCCCGAATGGTTAGGGGAAGGTCTGCAAAACCTTTTTATGCTGGTTCGAATCCAGTCGTTGACTCTTGGTTTCCTGCATTCCCTTAAATGCAGTGCTTTTGGAGGGTTGGGTGAGTGGCTTAAACCAGCAGTTTGCTAAACTGCCGACCCGTATGGGTCCACTGGTTCGAATCCAGTACCCTCCGCAAATTAAAAGTTGTAGAAAAAAATCTGCAACTTTTTTTGTTTTATAAAAAAAAGTGTATATCTTTGCAACACTGAACAAAAAATAAAGATATGCTTACAACAGACAAAAAGAGACTTGCCATTTTTGAAAATGGTGTTGTTATTGACCAAAATCTCCCTAAATGGAAGAACATTGGAGGGGTTAAAGAAGAACAAGCGAAAATCGTTATGCGACAAAGCATCAACCTTCCAAGCACCACCGATGCTGGTACAAGTACCACAAATATATATACAACACAACCAACCCCGTTTGTTGTTTATGGAACACCAGACGCTTATGTGGTCGACGGAAAGGTAGATTTTGATAAGATTGCTGCTGCATCGCTTGATGAACTTACTTGTTTAATCAAGAGCAATAAGTTGAACAACGTTCTCAGTGGGTACGGCGGTATGCATGGATTTACCAACAACAATACGTTTGTCTTTACCTCCAGTGGAGTTGAAACTGGGGACAAGAAGAAGGTTTCGTTATTTAAGAAACTTTTTGATAAGTTTCTCACAAAGAAGGAAAAATATGAGTTTGATGCGGTTGAGTTCTTTACTAAAGTAAAACTTACCAGTCAGGAGTCTGCTCAATCTTATGTAAATCGTATCAGTAAATATCTTATTGCAATTCACAATGCAAATAATGTAGGCCAAACAGCGTTGGTTGAGTCCTTGCTTAAGGAAATGATTGCCAACAAATATGAATCACTTCTTTATTCAGAGGGTTATTATTATGTTGTAACCGAGAAGCAAGTTGTTGATTTTGCACTTAAAACCGAGAAGGGGCTTGCACTCACATATATTAAGAACTTCTCAAGACCTTTACCACAGGAGGTTATTGATACAATCAAGAAAGCAAATGATTTGAGGGTATTTGACAATTACGTCATTTTGCACTACGACCCGAAGGGAGAATCATACAAGCCAACGGAAAAGGAGATTGCCAAAAAGAAAGACCCCATTTTGTTTGGTGTGATTGCTGGTTCCAACAAACTTTATTATGTAACCGATTGGATTGACGAGACGTGTGATTTGACGCTCGAAAAGTTTGTTGACACTCTTGGTATTGATAAAGAAACACTCAAAATTGATGAAGAAATCAATGTTGGAGAGAAAAAGACTGTAAAGACTGTAAAAGGTAAGAAGGTTGTTAAAAAGAAAAAGGAGTCAAAATAATATGGCAGAGAAAACTTTAACAGCAAGGGGTGTAAAATGCCCGATTATACGTTCAGGAGATAATTTGGCAAAGATTGTTGCAGACAGTATTTTATCTGTAACGAATAACGGTGATGACTTGTCGGATAAGGATGTTATTGGTATTACTGAATCGGTGATTGCAAGGGCTGCAAACTTATATGTAACCGTTGATGAAATTGCGGAGGATGTTAAGAGGCTTTCTGGTAACTCAGAAGAAATCACGTTAATCAATCCTATCTATTCTCGTAATAGGTTCAGTATGATTCTTAAAGGTGTTGCTAGAGCGACAAAGAAAGTCACTATTGTAATGCCTAAGTACGATGAAGTTGGAAATCCCTGTGACGTTAATCCGTTTACTGGAGTTAACATCAAAGAGTATTATAGCCAAATTTGTAAGGATGAAGGATGTGAGTGCGAAATTCTCAACAATGAAGATACTTGGTATTTTCATAAATGTGCGATTTATTGTGGGCTTCATGATTATAAAAATTGGAGTAATCAATATAATCCTCCGCTTGGGAGACTTGATGGGAAAACGTTTATCACGTTAGCGGATATTTGTAAAGACAAGAATCCAGATTTTGGTTTGCTTGGTACAAATAAAGCCACGGAAGAAAAACTAAAACTGTTCCCTACCAGAAAAATAGCAAAGGACGTATGTGTTGATGTTAAATACCTTATTAAAGGTGTATGTGGGAAAGACTTAGTGGTTATGGCATATGGTGACGGCAGTTACAAGGATTTGGATGCTGGCATCTGGGAAATGGCAGACCCTGTTTCAAGTCCTGGTTACACCGATGAAGAACTTCTTGACAGTACACCAAACGAAGTCAAGGTTAAGGCGCTTGCTGATGACCAATATAAAGACCTTTCAGGTGAGGAACTTCAAAAAGCTATTGAACGCGAAATTTCTTTAAAAAATGGCATGAGCCTTAAGGGGAATATGGTAAGTCAAGGGACTACACCAAGAAGGTATGTTAATCTTTTAGCATCGTTGATGGATTTAACCAGTGGTTCTGGTGACAGATGTACGCCTATTGTTTTGGTTCAAAATTATTTTCGATAATGGACAGCAAATTAAGAAAGTATTATTATTACCAGTACAATGGTAATAGTCCGTTTTTGAGTCGTTACGTTGACTTAATGAACTTAAATGGTTGGGATACTTGGGACGATGAAGAATTGGAGAGGGTTGATACTATTGTCGAAGGACATTGGGTAAAAAAATCAAGCGCTCCAGTTGGAACAACGTTGCAGCCTACAACGATAGAAGTGAAAACACAAGAAAAAACAAAAAAAGTTGAAAAAAAACTTGGAGGTAAGGAAAAAATCGTTAACTTTGCGGAGAAAATAAAACAATTTTTTATTGGGTTATTCAGAAATCTTTTAATGGAAGAGGACTTTGAAAATGGATACCACAGAGAATAATGTTAGTTGGGTTATTATCCTCATCACAATTTTATCATCTTTGCTGATATCAATTATTGTTAGTGCAATAGTGGTGAAAGATAAGCAAAGAGAATATGAAGTATATTTTGACAAACAAATAGCCGAATTACAAGTCAAAGTTGACAGTCTAAACACTGTTATTAACGAGAATAAGGAGTTACCAGCCTTTGAAGTAATTGTCAACGTAAACAATAAAACAAAAAAAGATACAACAACTTTAAAACCTTTAAAAAAATGATTTACAGAATTTTTATTGTACTACTGCTTTTAAGCGTTTTTATTTACTACATCTTTTGCTTCTTGCAAATCTTTGAAGTAATTCGGTTCACCGATGAAGGTGTGGAGGTTCAAATTCCACAGATGTTCATCCCATTCTATTATCTCTTCAAGAAAGCGAAACCCGTGGAAGAGGTAAAGCATGAAAATGAACCAGAACCACAGGTATTAACTGAAACCGTGGAAAAAACGGTTAAGAAGCCCAGAAAGAAGAAAACAAACGAAGAAAATAACGAATAATATATTAACCTTTAAAAACTAAAATTTTATGTACAACAACAAAAACTATTCTCAGTCCCAGTCTACTACTAAGGGATTTCGCCTTTCTAAAAAGAAGGTAACCGCTATTATCTTTGGTGTTCTCGTTTTCCTTTGCCTTTGCTGCATCGGAAAGTTTGGTGAGGATGTCAAGAACGAACAGATTGTCGTAAACCAGTTCCCGTTCTCTGGTAAAATGGTTTACTGGACAGACCCTGGCTTCAAATGGCAGTGGTTTGGTAGGACAACCTCTTACTACAAGACCCAGCAATACTGGTTTGGTGGTAAGGATATTCAGGGTGAATCACATGGTACGCCAATTAAAGTTATTTTTAACGATGCTTCCGTTGGTTACATTTATGGTTCACTTCGTGTAAAGTTGCCTACTGATGTGGAACACCTTAAACTTATTCAGACTGCATATACTGGTATGGATAGGCTGATGAATGACCTTGTATCACAGAACGTCACTAAAGTTATTTATGCATCTGGACCACTCATGTCGGCATTCGAATCTTATGCGGAAAAGAAAAACGATATGGTTGCTTATATTACTGACCAGTTGACGAATGGTATTTATAAAACTACCAGCCGTGAGGTTGAAACAATTGACTCATTTACTGGTGAAACCAAGAAGGTGAAAGTTGCTTCACTTGTTCCAGATGAAGATGCACCTAATGGTTATGTTCGCTCTGAGAAGTCTCCTTTTTCCGCATATGGTGTAGAAATTGACCAGGTTTCCATTTCGGAAATCAGTTATGATGAAAAGGTGAACCAGCAGATTCAGACCCAGCAGCAAGCCAACATGTCTATTCAGACCAAGAAAGCAGAAGCACTCGCTGCACAGCAGGATGCTATTAAGGCCGAGGCAGAAGGTAAGGCAGCAGCAGCAAAGGCAAAATGGGAGCAGGAGCGTATCAAGGCTACCGAGGTTACCAAGGCTGAACAGGAACGTGAGGTTGCGCGACTTGCAGCAGAAAAGGCTGAATTTGACAAGAAAAAGATTATTGCAGAAGGTCAGGCAGAAGCAGAGGCTAACAAACTTAAAGTCGCTGCGGGAGCTACACCGCAAGAGAAACTTGAATGGGAGTATAAAACCAAGGTTGGTATTGCAGAAGCTTTGTCAAAGTCAACCGTTTCGTGGGTTCCAAAAGTCATGATGACTGGTAATGGTAGTGGAAACAACGCTATGGATTTTGTTGGCATCAATATGGCTATGGACGTTATTAATAAAATGAACGAAAAATAGTTGTTTTTACTCAAAAAATGTTAGTCCTGGGTTAGATTTTTTCTAATTCAGGACTTTTTATGTAAAAGAGTGCTAATAGAAAAGGAAGAGTAATTATGGGACCAAAACACAAAACAAATTACAAGGAAGGGGATAGGATTAATGATAGATTTATCCTCATTAAGAATTATTGTAGAAAATCAACAGTAAAAGGTAAAAACGTTTGACTGTGGGAATGTAGATGTGATTGTGGTAATGAATTTCATGCGAAAGAAAAAACATTAGTCAACCGTTTCGGATGTCATTCGTGTACAAACAAGAAAACATCAACAGAAACAGCTTTGAGGAAAAGTCAGGGTATTGTACATTCTGGATTGAAAAATAGACTATTAAAGGATTATAGAGCAGGTGCGTCAAAAAGAGGACTAGACTTTGATTTAACATTTGAAGAGTTTATAGAGATAATGGAACAAGATTGTTATTATTGTGGTGCATCACCAGAAGTTAGAGAGTATGAATTACAATATATGCAAAAAACACAAAAACCATGAGCACACAATGGTATAGATAGAGTGGATTCTAGTAAAGGCTACACATTAGACAACGTAGTGCCTTGTTGTGCTAAATGTAACTATGCTAAACATGAAATGTCAGTTGATGATTTCAAGAAGTGACTCGAAAGGACGTATAAACATCTTGTTTTAGGTGAAAAACAAACCGATGATAAAATAGAAGACGAAGAAAACGACTTTATGCAGTTTCCGCAATTTAATGTATATAGAAACACTGGTGAAACCAAAGATAAACCGTAGACAAAAAGTCTGCGGTTTTTTTTGTTTGTTTTCTAAAAAAACAATATCTTTGTTGCAGATATGAAGCGTATTATTTTTTTGGATATTGATGGTGTACTTGCTGGATATGAATTCTTAAAGACAGGTAAAGGGTTCATAGACCCAGCGTGTGTCGCTTTATTGAATGAGTTGGAAGGTGTAGAGGTAGTAATATCCTCTTCGTGGGGTTATGATAACGGAAGAACTGAGAAATCTCTTCGTGGGTGTGGATTAACTTTACCAATCGTTGGATATACCGAACATTTTTATCAAGATTGGATATGTAGGGGTAATGAGATTGAAAAGTGGTTACGAGACACATTTCATGGTATGGGTACGAAGTTTGGCCCATGTTATGCAGATTCACACTATGAATATGTGATTGTAGATGATGATAGTGACATGTTATTAGGACAAGCCGATAACTTTATTAAGACAGATAGGGAAACTGGAATTACAATAGAAGATATTGAGAAAATAAAAACTATATTAAAACTTAAAAAAGATGAGTGAAAAAACGACTGTTTCTGGTGGGACTAGTATTTCAACTATTCTACTTGTTGTGTTTATTGTCTTGAAACTCCTTAAAGTAATTGACTGGAGTTGGTGGTGGGTATTGTCACCACTTTGGATTAGTGTTGGACTTGGTATAATATTTCTTATTATTTTCTTTTTGTTCATAAACAAGTGATAATATGACCGCAAAAGAAAGATTAAATCAAAGGTTTTCAAAAGATTTTAACCTTCCCATTAACATTTTTAATGAGGAGATGTTTGAGTATTATCATAATCTCTACAAAGATTTTTGGCCTGAGAAGGAGTGGGAGGCATTGAATAAAGAAATCAACGAAGGGTATAATGGTAACTTTGAGTTGTGGCTACAACATTATGCAGAGGTTAGGGATAAGATTATCATGTCAGTACTTGAAAGCCCAGCATATAAGAATTTCAACAGTTGCGATATGAACACGTTTGCTATTGATATGGAAGTTCGTGCTTTAAGTATACCTGACCGCACAAGTTATACAGAAGTATATGAGGGTCACAAATATCTTTCTCTCGATTTGAAGAAAGCTAATTTTCAAGCATTAAACACTGCTGGTGTTTTGTTTGATAACAGTTATGAGGATTTCATTAACAAGTTCGACACGTCTTTTTATTTTAAGAAATCCAAATACACACGTCAGGTTATTTTTGGTAAACTTAATCCTAAGAGGACCACGACAGTAGAGAAATATATTATTGCTTTCATCTTCAAGTATTTGACGATACACAATCAATATAATACCATTATTGCGTCAGAAAAAGGTATATGTGAACCTTTCTCTTTCAAAACAGACGAGTTTATTTGGGAGGTAAAAGGTAATGTTACCAAAGAAGATATTGACAATCTTGAAGGTGTGATTCAAGATATGTTTGGTTATCATGTAAGGTGTGAACTTTATGATATCAAGAAGTTACCAGTGATTAATGTAAATGGTACTTCAATACCAGCATATATAAGAACGAATCTTATTACTGGTGAGCAAACATTAAAGTCCGTTTCATCTATCTATTTTCCGCAAGTTTATAAATTGTGGAAAGGGATGGAGATAGTTGATAATGACCTTTTGTTCTGGCACGAAGACCAACTTGCAAAGTTTATAAAACCTTTAAAATTAGAACAATGAATATTTTAGTAACAAGCGATTTACATGGTAATTTACCAGATATTAAGGAGCCAATTGAACTTCTTCTCATATGTGGTGATGTGTGTCCTGTGCATGACCAATACTACACATACCAATTGGATTGGTTTAAAAATGAGTTTGCGTCTTGGATTAATAGTCTAAGTTTTAAGGATGAGTTTAGCCAGGTTGTCATGATTTTCGGAAATCATGATTTTGTTGGTGAGAGAATCACGAAAGAAGAGGTGAAGGCTGTGAGGAAAAAAACACACAGTAGATTAACTGTACTTAAAAATGAGACTTGTGATTATGAGTATCTTACCGATAATGGTTTACAGAAATTAAAGATTTTTGGTACACCTTATTGCAAGATTTTCGGTAGTTGGGCGTTTATGGTGTCCAACGATACATTACGCAAGAAGTTCGCTGCATGCCCAGAGGGTGTTGACATTCTGTTGTCGCACGATAGTCCAGGAATGTATGAAACTGGTGTAATCCGTGAGGGATGGAGTGAAGGTGTTGATGCTGGTAACGTTGTGCTTGATGAATGTATTAGAGAGAAACACCCTAAAATCAATGTACACGGACACATCCATAGTTCATGTAGGGATTTCAAAGAGTATGATGGGACATATATCGTAAACACCTCTTATGTAAACGAAAGGTATAATCCAGTTGGATATGTGTTGAAAATTGTGTTGGATGATAATAAAAATGTTGTGTCCAACGAAAACGTTTTGTGTGATGTTAAAGTAAAATATTAACAATGAATCAATTAGATTTAACTAACTCATTAGCTAAAGCATCTGAACTGTATTATGCTGGGCAAACCACAGAATATAGTGATACGGAGTTTGACCTTGCTCTCAAAGAACTCCAGAAGATGGAGAAAGAAAGTGGTGTTGTTTATCCAAACTCACCAACCCAAAGGGTAGGTTCTGACATTCAGAAAGGCTTTAAGAAGGGTAAACACCCTAAACCAATGCTTACCATTGAAAACGCATACAACCAAGAGGATATTGATAAATGGGTTGATAAGATGGTTAAGCTTGGTGCAGATGTTCTCAATTATTCTGTGAAGTATGATGGCATTTCTTGTGAACTTAAATATGAAAACGGTATTCTCACACAGGCACTGACAAGGGGCGATAAAAACATTGGTGATGACATTACAAACAACGTCAGAACCATTAAAAGTATTCCCCTTGATTTAAAGGCGTTTTTAGGCGATTTTAAGACATTTTATGTCAGGGGTGAGGTGTTGCTACCAAAATCCAAATTAAAGCAAATTAACGAGGAAAGAATGGCAAATGGAGAGCAACCATTCTCCAATACAAGGAACGCTTGTTCTGGTAGCATAAAACAACTTGATTCTCGTGTTACAGCAGAGCGTGGTTTAATTTTTAGGGCTTGGGACTGTTTCTCAGATTATCGTGAGTTTTCCTGTATGTGGGAAAAGATATGTTATCTGAGGAGACTTGGTTTTGTCATTGAAGCGGATACGTCTTTCTCTGCCGTCATTGACGGTGATGAAGCAAAAAAACTTGCCGATTTTAAGGATTTTCTTGATAAGTCAAATTTTGACTTTGATTATGACGGTGTTGTAATTAAGGTTGATTATATTGAATTGCAAGACAAAATTGGTACGAAAGATACACGGGCCATTGAATGGGGTATTGCCAGAAAATGGAACGAAGATTTTGTTACTACTACTAAACTGAACGATATTGAATGGCAAGTTGGCAGAACTGGTGTTGTAACGCCTGTCGGTAAACTTGAGCCTGTTGAATGTGGCGGTGTTGTCATCAGTAATGTCACGTTAAACAATGTCGATTTCATTAAATCACTAAACATACATATTGGTGACACGCTTAAAATTACTAGAAGCGGTGGTGTTATACCATATGTCCTTGGAGTTTCTGAACGTGGTGATACGGACGTTAAAATCCCAGAAGTTTGTCCTGTTTGTGGTGAGAGGCTGGTAAAGGTTGGTGCTTTGTTGAAATGTGTAAACGATAAATGTACAGCAATTGAAAAAGGAAAGATATTACAGTTCTGTTCAAAAGATTGTGCGGATGTAAGGAGCATCGGTGAATCCGTTGTAGATGATTTATATAATGTTGGTTTGGTGACAAGTGTTAATGACCTGTTAATCTGGGCTAAGTCGGCTAGTGATGCAACACGTTTACCGCGTATTGTCAAAGATTGGTTACACATTTTAGGTGATAGATTAGGTGATGGTTATGCCGAAAAATCCGTTACCAACATATTGAAAAATCTTGTCACTTCTAGAGAAGAAACGACATATGATAGGTTATTATCTTCACTATCAATTCCTGGCGTTGGCAAAGTCATGGCACGTACTCTTGCAGCCAAGTATCCTACGTTACAATTGTTAAGAGAATGTACCGTAGAAGATTTAATGACGATTGATGGTATTGCAGAAATCACTGCCAACAACATTTATAAATGGCTGTCAGAGAATCCCCATATCTTAGATGATATAGAGTTTAATGGCTGGGCCACATCATTGGAGCAACAAGAAGAAAAAAAGGGACAAGTTTTGAGTGGTATTAATGTTTGTTTTAGTGGTTCTTCTTGTAGATTCAAGGGTGACGCTGTTGAAGAATTCTTGACAGACAATGGTGCTAAATGTGGACATTCCGTGTCAAAGAAAACCAATTATTTGATTATCGGTGAAAAACCAGGTGGGTCTAAGGTGGCAAAGGCACAAGAACTTGGTATTGAAATCATTGAAGAAAATAAGTTTTATGAAAAATATGGGTTATAATGGCTAAAAAATACTATTTGGTGTATTCCCAGCATGGGTTTAGTGAAACGTTGAAACAGACAATGTACAAAGTTAGCGACTGTTTGTTCTACAAAGAAGATTTCGCGTTTATTAGAACGGATGAAAGTGCAAGGAGTTATTGGGAAAAATATCTCTCTAAAGAACTTGTTGACAACTTTATTACAGAAATTGAAGTAGATAAAGAAAGAATGAACATGTGGGGTATGGTGAACAAAATGGTTTGGAAATTTTTAGGTATAGAAACGGAGGCAAAAAATGAAAAAGATGAACATAGCACTGGTGGCGCACGACAGCAGGAAGAAGGAAATGATAGAGTGGGTAACCTTTAATGTAAAAGAGTTATCCAAGCACAATTTGTTTGCGACAGGAACAACTGGAAAACTAATCAAACAGATTAAGATATTATCTGATTCCTTTATAAAAGACAGTGAAAATGGTGACTATACGGCTGTGAATGTCTATGAGTTTCCATTTAAAGAGAATGTTACGTGTTTGCTTTCTGGCCCTTGTGGTGGTGACGCACAGATTTCAGCGATGATTGCAGAAGGAAAGATTGATGCGCTCATTTTCTTTTGTGATAATCTCATCATTCAAGGCCATCAAAATGATGTGTCGGCATTAGTTCGTTTAAGTTCGTTGTATAATATTGCGTTTGCCACCAACAGAACAACAGCGGACATGATTATCAGTTCACCATTACTAAAAGATGAGAATTATATAATGAAAAAACCAGATTTTTCTGGATATCTAAATAGAATGTAACATGAGTAAGTACGAGAAAACTGCAATAGAAGGGGTATATATTATTAACCCAGTATTACATGGTGACGAGAGAGGATATTTTTGTGAATCTTTCAATAGAGCAGAATTCCTTATGGAAACTGACATTGATTTTAATCCAGTACAGGACAATGAAAGTTTCTCAATACAAGGAGTATTAAGAGGATTGCATTTTCAAAGAGAACCACATGCACAAGCAAAACTTGTAAGATGTGTTGTTGGTGAAGTTTTTGATGTGGCAGTTGATTTGCGCCCTAACAGTAAAACATATGGTAAGTATGTTTCAGTTGTCTTAAGTGCAGAGAATCACAAACAGTTCTTTATTCCAAAAGGCTTTGCACATGGTTTTTATGTTATGAGTGACCATGCTGTGTTTCAATACAAGTGTGATGATTTCTATTATCCAGAACTTGAAGACGGTATTGCATGGTTTGACCAAGATATTGATGTGAAATGGCCAATACCAGATAGGTTTTTGCCCTATCTTTCAAAAAAAGATATAAATAGACAAACATTAAAAGATTATGGTAGTAGAAATAAGACCCGATAAAAAGGGAACGTATTATCCCGATGATTTTAAAGTGTTTCTTGCTGGAACCATTGATAATGGTGATTCGGAAGATTGGCAAGAAAAATTAATCCATATGATGGATGACGAACTCAAAAATCGTTTTCTTATAGCGTTTAATCCAAGAAGGAAGAATTGGGACGCAAATGCTGGCTCAGATGCTGTTGAAAAACAAATTAAGTGGGAAGAGGATAGACTGGATGAGTCTGATTTGATTGTAATGGTAATCAAAGAAGGTTCCAAGTCTCCAATATCGCTTCTCGAACTTGGCTTATATGGTCCTTCTGGCAGAATGATTGTGTTCTGTAATGATAAATTTTATAGATATACAAATGTAAAAATGACTTGTGAGAAATATCTCATACCGTTGGTTAATTCAACAGACGTTAAAGATATTTGTAATGAGATTAAAAAAGTGGTTGATGAGATATGGCAGACAAAGTGTTAGTGGTTGGCTCAAGTGGACAACTTGGACAATGTTTTCGTTCTATTACACAGGAAAAGACAAATTATGTGTTTGCCACACACGAAGAGTTTGATATTTGTGATAAGAAAATGATGTCCAAGTATTTGAAAAAGAACAAGGGCATTAAAGTTATCATAAACTGTGCAGCATACACAAATGTAGCAAAAGCAGAAGAAGTGTATGAAGAGTATGAAAAGGCCGATTTAATCAACCACATTGGCGTTGGCTATCTGGCTGAAATTTGCAAGAAATTTGATATTTTCCTTATCCATTTTGCCACAGATTATATGTATGAGAGTTATTTGTTCAATGGCATAATGAAAAGGGAGCCAGTACCAATTACAGAAAAAGAATATGATTTTTTGGAGCCAGAAGATACTGTCTTCTATTCAGACAAAGGGGAATATATCAACCATTACGGGCTTTCGAAACTTCGCGGTGTTAGAGAAATATTCAAGATTCAACCGCGATTCGTAGTTATTGTTGTATCTTGGTTGTTTTCACAATTTGGTAAGAACTTTGTGAAGACAATATACAATGCAATCGAAAATGGCAAGCCTTGTTCTGTGGTTTACAATCAAGTTGGTTCGCCTACTTATGGGGTTGATTTAGCAAAATATGTTGTTGATGTCATAGATAACAGGAATTGTGATTTCGGGGAAGGAAATATCATTAATTTTGCCAACTTTGGCACTGCATCCTGGTATGATTTGGCAAGCGCGGTTGAACTAATCAGAAATCTGTTAGCGTCAGATAAAGTTAATATGATTACTCCGACAACAAAGAGTTTTGACAATGTAATAAGACCAGAATATAGTGTACTTAATTTAACAAAAATGTACGTGTCCAACATTGGAAAACCTTATGTAAGACATTGGCTTGAAGCTCTCGAAGAGTGTGTATTTGCTATCAGGTATTGGGAAAAAGATAAATAATATAATTTGCTAAATCAAGAAAAATAGTGTATATTTAGCAAAATATGAAAGAAGTGGGATTATATAGAGATTTCTCAACAAAACGAGAGTTTCTTAAATGGATTGAGGACCATGTAGATGATATTGACTTTGATGAAGAAGTCAGAATAGAATATTATCCTAAAAAAGAAGAAGAAAATGACTAAAGGAATTATATTGGCTGGCGGTAGTGGAAGCAGACTGTGGCCCATTACAAAAGGTGTTTCAAAGCAACTCTTACCAGTATATGACAAACCGATGATTTACTATCCTTTATCAGTCTTAATGTTGGCTGGTATTAGGGATATTCTTATTATTACTACACCAGAGGATTCAGAATCTTTCAGCCGTTTACTTGGTGATGGCTCTCAGTTTGGAATCAATTTAACATATGCTGTGCAACCAAAACCAGAAGGACTGGCGCAAGCGTTTATTATTGGTGAAGAGTTTATAGGTGATGACCCTGTTTGTATGGTGCTTGGTGATAATATCTTCCATGGGCCAGGGCTTAGTAAAAAATTGCTATTTGCTAAATCAATTGTTGAGGACGAAGCAAATCCAAGAGCAGTTGTTTTTGGGTATGAGGTGTCAGACCCAGAAAGGTATGGGGTTGCTGAGGTAACAAAAAACACTGGCAAAGGTAATACCTTGTATTCCGTCATATCTTTGGAAGAAAAACCACAAGAACCTAAATCGAATATTGCTGTTACTGGGTTGTACTTTTACCCTAAAGGTGTTTCAAAGATTGCAAAGTCAATCAAACCGTCAGAAAGAGGTGAACTTGAAATCACAGAACTCAACAAGTATTATAATACAACCATTGCAAATGATGGCGGTACGATGTTAGATTTGATTCTTTTGGATAGAGGTTATGCTTGGCTTGATACAGGGACGTTTGAAAGTTTGCTGGACGCTTCAAATTATGTGAAAACAATTGAAGTTCGACAAGGGCTACAAGTTGCTTGTTTGGAAGAAATTGCATATCTCAATAAATGGATTTCCAAAGAAGATATTTTTAAAGCAGGTGAAACAATGAAGAAAAATGCTTATGGAAAATACCTGCTTAATTTAATAAGTAAGAAAAAAATAAAATGAAATGTTCGATATTAAACCCTTCCTTGAAGAAGGTAAAAAGAAAGAAGGTGAATTTGCACAAACATTATGTAACACGCTTGGTGGTTTTGCAGAGCCGTCAGACCCTAAAACAGATATAAATGACCACATTGACATCATCTGGTATTATGAAGATGGTAAAAAGCCTGTGACAATAGATGTCAAAGGCATGAAAAAAGATAAAAGAACTGATAGTAAACCGAACCCTGATATACAGTGGATTGAACTTAAAAACGTTAACGGAAAAGATGGCTGGCTGTATGGTAAAGCCGATTATATTGTATTTGAGGGCGAAAACGATTGGTTAATGATACAAAGAAAAACGCTTGCAAAGGTGATAGAGGATGCAATTGTTGATAAGACAATTACACATGACCGTAGCGAGTCTTGGTATAGATATTATCAGAGAAAAGGTAGGAAGGATATCCTCACTAAAGTGAACACCAGTTTGATAAGACGCAATGCAA